GATTACTACAGGAACTTTAGATAATGCCAGGACTTCTGCTGCTTCTGCCAATGGTGCTTCCACTATTGTGGCTCGTGATGCTGGGGGTAATTTTAGTGCCAACACGATAACGGCTACTACGTTTAGTGGCGCAATGTCTGGAAATGGCGCAGCTCTAACTAGCATAAATGCAAGCAATATATCTAGTGGCACTATTGCCAACGCTAGAACCACAGCGGCTACAGCTAACGGTGCTTCAACTATTGTGCTTCGTGGTACATCGGGAGAGTTTAGTGCTGGGATTATTACGGCTGATGGTTCTGGATTATCAGCTATCAACGCTTCCAATATTTCCAGCGGGACAGTGGCTTCTGCTCGTATTTCTGGGTCTTATACAGGCATTACAGGCGTAGGAACCCTAACTGCTGGTACATGGAACGCTAACGTTATTGGTAACGTATATACAACAGCCAACTCCGCTAATGGAGCCAGCACAATTGTAGCTAGAGACGCCAATGGTTCATTTACAGCTAACGTAGGAACATTCACCACAGTTAGCGGTGCTGGTGGTGGTTTAACCGCAATTAACGCCTCAAACATATCCAGTGGGACTATAGCCAACGCTAGAACCACAGCTTCTGATGCCAACGGCGCGTCAACAATAGTTTCTCGTAGCGCAGCGGGCTCTTTTGCTGGTAACGTTATTACTGCAACTACATTTAGCGGTTCTGGAGCTTCGTTAACCAGCATTCCCAATTCAGCAACTACAGCTGCTTCAGCCAATGGTGCTAGTACAATTGTTGCCCGTGATGCCTCTGGAAACTTCACCGCAAACGCAATAACTGCAACTAATTTCATTGGCGGCGGCGCTTCTATCTCTGCAATTAACGGATCAAACGTAACTACGGGTACGGTGGCTAATGCCAGAACAACTGCCGCTACAGCTAACGGGGCAAGCACTATTGTTTTAAGAGGTACATCGGGTGAATTTACAGCAGGCGCTATTACAGGTGTTTCATTTACTGGTAGCGGCGCTGCGCTTAGTGCAATTAATGCCTCGAATATTTCGTCTGGTACTGTAGCCACTGCCCGTCTTGGTACTGGTACGGCTAATAGTGCAACCTTCTTACGTGGCGACCAAACTTACGCAACACCTACTACCGCTGTAACAATTACCAACGATACATCTACTAACGCTTCGTATTACCCAATATTTACTACGGCAACCAGTGGGACAATTAGTGCGGCTAACGTATCTTCTACAGAATTAACTTTTAACCCTGGGACAAATATATTAACTGCGCCAGTGGTTAGCTCGTCTTACGGCTTTTCAATGAATCCCGCTACGTTATCTACAAGTTTTACGATACCTGCTAGTTTTAACGCTGTATCTGCTGGGCCAGTCACTATAGCAAATGCCGTCACAATAACCGTTTCAACTGGCTCTGCTTGGGTAGTGGTCTAATATGTTCGGAGTATCTCCGTATGCTGGCGCTCCGTTTGCCGATACAGGAGCAACAGAGCGGGTAGATGCTGTTGTTGTTTTAACAGGCGTTAGTGCTGTAGGTCGGGTAGGTACAGTTGCTTTAAGTCTTGGATGTACTGTTGATTTAACTAGCGTAAGTGCAGTTGGTCGTACAGGTACAGTAGTAATTGAAGCTGGTGGTAGCGTTGATTTAACTGGCGTAAAGTCGGTTGGACGGATCGGTACAGTAGACGTTAAAGCCGATAGCAACCTTAATTTGACGGGCGTAAACGCTGTTGGACAGGTTGGTACGGTTGATGCCCAAGCTAGTGCCGTAGTCAATTTAACAGGTGTTCAGGCAGTTGGCAGGGTCGGAAACGTAACCGTAACTGCTGGTGCTGTAGTTAACCTGACGGGTGTATCCGCTGTAGGGCGCATAGGTAACGTAGAGGTTCAGGCTGGCGCTGTAGTTAATCTGACAGGTGTTCAGGCAGTTGGGCGGATTGGTAACGTAGAGGTTAAAGCCGATTCTATTGTTACGGTAACTGGGGTTTATGCGGTAGGGCGCCTTGGAAACGTAACCGTTACAGGTAACGTTGTAGTCAATTTGACGGGCGTTAAGGCAGTAGGCAGAATAGGCAACGTAGAGATTTCTGGTGATGCCGTAGTCTTCGTTACGGGCGTCCAGGCGATAGGCAGAATAGGTAATGTCACGGTATTTGGTAATGCCACAGTAAACGTGACAGGAGTCAAAGCAGTTGTTAAACTTAAGGTCGTAAACGTTTGGGGTGATATAAATACAGATCAAACCCCAAATTGGCAGGAAATTAACCCAGTTCAGGTATCGGCATGGAGCGAGATAAACCCAAGCCAGACACCAAATTGGACAAAAGTTTTAGTGCCTTCGGGCTTTGATAATTAAGGACAGGTTATGGCGAGTACCTTTTCAACCACACTACGCTTAGAGCTAATCGGCGATGGCGACCAGTCGGGTATTTGGGGTCAAACCACCAATACAAACTTAGGCACCCTTTTAGAACAAGCCATTACGGGCGTGGTAAGCATTACCATGACAGACGCCAACTACACGCTATCCAATTTCAACGGTGTGTCAGATGAGTCTAGGAACGCTGTTTTAGTGGTTGGTGGTACAAATGCTGCAGTGCGAGATGTTATTGCTCCGTTAGTTGAGAAGCTCTATGTGGTCAAAAACAGTACAGTTGGTGGTTTTGCCATTAATATTCGTGCGGCTAGTGGGTCTTCAGTATCTGTTCCTAGTGGCGCTACTGTCTGGGTTTACTGCGATGGAACTAACTTTAATGCCATTAATACCGAGTCTGTAGGCAACTTTGAGGTCAATGGCAATCTTACCGTTACAGGCAATACTAACGCAGTCGCCGCCACTTACACAGGCAACGTAGTAGCCCTTAATTACTCAACTGCTGGGAATGTCACTGCCACAGGAAACGTAACCGCAACAAACTTCATTGGATCAGGGTTAACCATAACGGCAATCAACGCGTCCAATATTAGTGCGGGAACCATTGCAAACGCTCGTACCACTGCGGCTTCGGCAAACGGGGCATCGACCATTGTAGCGCGGGATTCAAACGGTTCTTTTGCGGGTAACGTTGTGACTGCTACTACTGGAACTTTTACCTCAGTATCAGGAAATGGCATAGCTTTGACCGCTATTAACGCCTCTAATATCTCAAGTGGGACTATCGCAAACGCTCGTACTACAGGCGCTACAGCCAACGGAGCGTCAACTATCGTTTTACGGGATTCTAATGGCTCTTTCGCTGGTAACGTAATTACTGGCACCACTGGTACATTTACTTCGATTTCAGGCAATGGCGTAGCACTTACTGCAATCAACGCCTCAAACATAAGTTCTGGCACAGTAGCTACCGCCCGTCTTGGGTCGGGTACAGCTAACGCATCTACATTCCTTCGGGGAGATCAGACCTACGCAGTGCCAGCGGCTAGTATTTTAATTACCAATGACACCACTACAAACGCATCGTTCTTCCCCACGATGACGACAGCAACAAGTGGAAACGTTTCCACTCAAACGGTATCAAGCACGAGACTAAATTTCAACCCATCCAGTGGTCTTTTGACTACCTATGGCGGATTTAAAGCGGCGTCTTCTGGGCCGTTTTTTATGAATGACAACACGGTTACTGTCAACTATACTGTACCTGCTAACGTAAATGCTGGCTCATACGGGCCTATTACGGTTGTGGATGGCATTACAGTTACAGTTGACACCGATGCAAACTGGACAATTGTATAAAGGATAAATTATGGCTGGCGCACTAACAATTTCAACATTAAATAACAGTAGCGGAGTTCTTGCAACACAGAACGGCATGACAGGTATTGCTAAAGCATGGGTGAATTTTAATGGAAGTGCAACACCGACAATAAATTCATCTTTTAATGTTAGTTCAATAACTTACAACTCAACAGGAGATTTTACTGTTAATTACACAACTTCTATGCCCAATGCAACTTACTCTTTTTCAGCAAATGCCGCACCAGCTGCAGGAACAGCAATAAGTAGTGCAACTAGTTTAACTACTTCATCTATTAGATTAAGTTGCTACACAAGTGTTGGTACAAATACAAATTTTGCAAATACTTGCGTAGCAATTTTTAGTTCATAAGGATAAATCATGGCTGGCACACTCTACCTTGTAACCAATACTTTGAACGGCAAGCAATATGTCGGTCAGACTATTGTTGCTGGGAATCGTGTAGGTCATGGCAAGCTAATCACTAGAGCCTATAACAAGTACGGCAAAGACCAGTTTAGCTATGAGCCAATCTGCAATAGCATTGAGAACCGCAATACCTTGAATTTTATGGAAAAGTTTTGGATTAAGGTAATGGATTGCCGTATTCCCAACGGCTACAACATTGAGCATGGTGGCTCAAAAGTTGAGAAGATTGCCGATGAAACTAGAGCATTGTTGTCTGCACAAAGAATGGGCAATCAGCATCGTTTAGGTACAAAACAATCAGAAACTACCAAAGCATTGATGTCAGCACAACGCAGAAATATGTCATCTGACACCCGTACAAGAATATCAAATTCGTTAATTGGCAGACCAGTATCAGCAGAAACTAGAGCAAAAATTAGTGCGGCTCAAAAAGGTCGAGTAATATCAGACGAGGTTAAAATGAAAATTAAAGAAGCTAGAAAGCACCAAGTGTTTTCTGATGAAACTAAACAAAAGCTATCGGATGCGGCAAAGCGTCAATGGGCTAGACAAAGAGGAGAAATCTAATGGCAGGAACTTTGACGATAAGTACGCTATCAGACGGCACTAATAGCACTTCTGCAACGAACTGTATTCAAGGTTCTGCAAAGGCTTGGGTAAACTTTAATGGCGTTGGAACAGTAGCTATTCGGGCTTCTTATAATGTATCGTCTATTACCGATAACGGGGTAGGCGATTACACAGTGAACTTTACTAATGCTTTTGCTGATGCAAATTATGCCGCTGTTATGTCGGCAGAAACAACCATAGCCGCTGGTAGTTTTGCAGATTTAATGGGTGTAGTTAGTGGCGGCAGGTCTACCACTTCTGTACGAGTAACTTGTATTAACTCAACAGATGGTGCGGCAGAACGAGATCCAGCAGCCGCTATGATTGCAATATTTAGATAATTAAAAGGACAAACAAAATGAGTCAAGCAATTATATTTCAGAACGATAACGGTGGCGTTTCTACCTGCATCCCTACTGGCGAAATCAGCATTGATGCCGTATTGACCAAAGATGTACCAGCAGGTCGTGGCGCACGAATTGTCAACCTAACAGACCTACCCCGTGACAACGACTTCTACGATGCGTGGGAAATGGATGCTACTTCTGTTACCGTAAACTTTGCCAAAGCCGTAGAGATTACTAAAGCCCGTCTACGAGCAGAGCGTACCCCACTTCTAGCCGCACAAGATGTAGCGTTTCAGCGTGCCTTAGAATCAGGTGCAGACACCACAGCTATCGTTGCTGAGAAACAAAGACTGCGTGATATTACTAACATCACAGCTACAACTTTAGACGAATTACGGGCTTTGAAAGCAGAGGTGTAATATGCCATTAGTCCTTAACGGTACTACAGGTGTACAAGATAACTCAGGGGCTTTTGTTCTTGGTACTGCGGTAGCATCTACAAGTGGAACAA